AAGAATTGGTTCCGATCTTTACGTAAACGGTCATAATATTTTCTGATGTCACTTGGCATTGTGCCTGCGAAAATACTCTCGTTTATTTCATCATAGTTGACGCGTGGTATGTCCACAAGTTTCGGAGTTCGTGTGTTGCAACGTTTAGACAACTCAGGTGCAAAAGTCAAAGAAAACTTCTGCGCCCAGCGTTGAATACGTGACAGCTCAGCGATGTCCATCTTGTTGATCATGGACATAGACGTCCACAACAATGAGTAATAAATCGGGGACTCGTACCCTTCCTTTTGATTAGAAAACATGTCGAGCAAATTGAAAGAAGTGACTAGATTGATGTTCAAACCATGATCACTGCTCCTGCACAGCATGTCCGCTATGTCCTCATACACTGGAATGCCTTTGTACAACACCTTGTACATGAGCCCCAAGCTTTTGTAGTAATGTGCAACCCAACCACATCGTATTGCATCAGCATTGATGCAAGTCGTGAGTGATTCGAGAAGTTTCTGCAACTTCTGCACATAGACATACTTGCCTGGAGCGTATTCCAGAAAATGACCAGAACAAAACTCAACATCCTCTGGGACCTTACGAATTATTATCTTCGCTTCGAAACCAAAATACGCATAAGTGTTTATGTAGTCATCTCTAAATCTGGGAATGCCAGCGTATGAGTCATCGCCTTTGAGGGCGAATGAGTACGAACGACAACCGGGGTTTTTGCACTCTCCCAAAGTGCAATTCGGACAGTAATTTTCCATCAAGAAATACTGCGTGGATATGTAGTTTAGAATACCATTACCCAATGACGTGTCCATGTCACCTGAACCTCTACATTCGTAGAATTTGAAGTTCACCCCGGTGTTTGTGTGCCCTTGTTTCCTGATCTTGTAGGAAAATAGGACATCTATAAGGTCTTGTTTCTCCGGCATGACTAACGAATAAACCAAATGTTCTAGCTGCAGCGTTAAATAACGCTGGGATGCTTCGAATTTTGACATATCGTTTTCCATGAACCACCCACCCAAAAGTTTTTCAAACTTCTTGCCGCAGCTGAACTGATCACAAGCATTGGCCACCTGTGGTAGCTTGAAAAATGCTTGCTCAATCGGTTCGATGACCTGTGCGTAGGCAATGTTGAACTTAGGGTTACGGCCCATGATCATGCGTGGAGATTTACCTTCTTCGAAATAGCGCTCGAGTTTAACGAAAGCAGCAATATCACTATCTCGGTTGGGATCAAAACCAGCAGTCTGCATTTGCTGGTGCGC